AACACCACGGCAATTCTCGAATCTGGAACGCTTGAGTTGTTTGAGAATGTGATGGTTGCGCTTCTCTGATCTGAATCAGTTGCCACAGTTCCGCTGATTGCAGGTGCCGCCAGTTTCCCGGTCATTAAGATTAGCGTATTGCTTATCGCCGGGTTTGTCTCAACATCGTGGTAATTGGCCACTCTTACCCACAAACATTCATCTGTTGCAACCTGATCGTCTATCACAAACTGTACGATGTCTGTCCCAGCGGAGTCAGTAATCGTTGCCCCGGTTGCCCAGCCGTTAGTCGGCGGAGCCAGGCTTGCTGCCGACGGCGTTCCAATGACGTACTGCACCTCGGTGTAGTCTATCGGGTGTGCAGCATTTGAGTTGGACGTCCATTCCACTCTGACGTCAGTTGTGCTCGCCCCGCTCAGTCTGGCGTAGGTGTACTTCGCATTGCTGTTGATCGTAGCAGTGTACGGAACTGCATAGACGTGTTTGATGTACCGCCATGCTGATGCGCCGGCAGGGCCTCTGGATCTAACGCGGAGCCAGCGAGTATAGCTTCCGTTGGCGAGGGTAGTGCTGTCCTCGGAGATGATTTTTTCACCGTTCAGATCATCGGTTCCTGTCATCCATCCGAGCTTTGACGAGTTCCATGTCAGTTTTTCGCCGTTTACCTCTGTGCATTCATTGATCAGCATGCTCTGCCATTCAACGTTTGTCGCTGGGTATTCATCGTTGTATGCGGAAATGGTCTGCCAAGAAAACCTGCAGGTTGGATAAGTATCCACCAGCTCTTCTGCTGCGCTTGGTTGCCGTGGCACACTCACCTTATAGCTTTTTGTCGACCACCCGCTCCAGGAGTATGATGTGATGGTGTTTGTGGTTGTATCTCCGCTCGTTGAAGTTTCTGACGTATCAGATCTTTTCCCGCGGACTCGCATTGTGATCTCGTTGAATATCTTGCTGGTAAACGGATATTTGGTGCCCGGAATTACCGATCCCGTCCCAGACGTGTCAGAAGTCGTAACGTCAATGTCTAACCACACGCCGGGATTGCTGTAATTCGTGCGCCATTGCACTTGTAGACCGTCGGAATAATCCTTGTCCATCACCTTCCAGCTGAGCGTGAACTCCATGCCATTTCGCTCGATGACCAGGCCCGCAGGGTTTTTTGTTGTGCCGGTTTTATGGACAGTGTTTGTTGCCATTCAAATTCCCCCTATGCCATCCGCATCTGAAGCTGGAGCTGACGTGCCAGCCGATTTGCGTAGTCTTCCGGGCTTTCAGCCCCGTTGACCGTTACATTGGTGGTAATGTTGTAGCCACCATAAACGCCTGGGGCGAGTTGTGCTCCAATGCCACGTGCGTTCATGCCGGCACCGTTCACCTTGTATGATCCAACCGTGGATTGCGCCAGCCCCTGCATTGCCCTGGTCACAATGGTTGCGTTCTGCGTGATGCCCTGCGCCATGCCTTCTGGGATCATTGCGCCGATCTTATCCCGGAACAATCTTGATGGAGAGTGAATTCCAAGATAGCTTGCAGCAGCTCTATATGCTGCCTTTGCAACAGAATACGCAGCGCTGGTCACGGCAGAGCTCCCTGACCACAATCCGCTCGCCATACCGCTGTCCATTGCTTTACCGATATACCAGAAGTTACCCGCATAGGAATATGCACTGTTGTAGGCTTCCTTCGATACGCTGTATGCGGCGTTTCTCACTGCGGACCCGCCGCTGTACAGCCCTCTCTGGAGCTGAGCTCCAAAGTTAACGCCTGCTGCATTAAACATCGGAGCAACCGTCTTGATCATATCAACAGCGCCACGGGCCAGCAGCTGCGCAGATGCCTTCATAGCAGCCTGTTGCTGCTTCAACCCTGAAACAGAGCTGGCAGCCAAAGCAGAACCTGATGCTGTACCGTCTACGCTGCTGACTCCGCTTGTGAAGCTGTCTCCGAACGTCTGGCCCTTGCCCTTTGCGTCACCTGACTCATCAAGTCCGGAACGCGCAGAGTCTGCCAAGTCTCCGGCCGCATTCTCTGCGACCCATTGGCGCATCCAAATTCCCCAAGAGTATTGGTCTGCGGAAAGCTCACCGGCTTCTGCATAAGCATAGGCCTGTGCCTCCAGTTCGGCGTAGCCTCCATTTGCAAACTCTGCAACAGCGGAGGCATATTGCGGCCCCCACTGTGCGAGCTGGTAAATATATGCTCGCACAGTGCTGTCAGAAGTTGACCTCCAAAGGTTTCCCAGATTGGTTCCCCATTCTCTCGTAACTTCCAGATTGTCCTGGAGCACCGCTGTCATTTCTGAAGCAGTAAGCGCATCTTCGTCGCGGATCGTCTGAAATGCATTCACGACGCCGTCCCGCATCGATGCCACGCCGGACGCGAACTCGTCTGCAGACACATCTGCGTCAATTAGATACTGGGACAGTTTGGTCAGGTCTCCAGTTGCCTGGATGCCCATCAAGGCAAAGGATTCCGACAACTCCTGGTTAGTCGCTGCGAGGTTTAACAGATGCAGCTGCTGTTCAGCCAGTGCGATGGCTGCATCATCACCAGACTCACGGAGCTTGTCCAGCTGTCCGGACAGATCCTTGTATGACTCGCGCAGGTCATCTCCGGAGTATCTGGCGTCAATGGCACTTGAAGCAATGTCAATAATCGCTTTGTGTGCTGCCTTCGCCGCTTCGGCTTCTTCATCGATCGCTTCAGCCGCACTGTCGGCATTGTTGGCTATGTCCATCTGACGACGTGCAAACTTCTCAGAAATTACCGCGCCGGCGCCGAGTTCTTTCTGGGTATCGCTGCCGAGCTCTCTGATGCTCTTTGCAGCATCCTCCGCCGCCGGCTCCATTTCTCCTTTTATTGCGTCAACAAACGCCATTGCCGGGGACAAAGGAACCGGTGAGATATCATCGAATCCTCTGTAAATACCAGCAACAATCTGCGGAAGGCTTTCAGCCACGCCCTCGGCGATTGCTGTTGCACCATCCACGAAGATCGGCGTCATCGTTTCGATGAATGCAGGCATTCGCTCGCTGATGATAGGTCCCAGCTTGTCAAGAATGTTTCCGAAAGCAAGCAAAGCCGTATCAATCACCGGCATAAGGTTGTCCATTGCCGTATCTACGGAGTCTACGAAGTCTCTTACCAGCCGATCTATATCTGCATTTTTGTTGCCCATTCCGGCAAGCAGATTCTTCCAGGCAGCTTTTGCGGCGTTAATGCTGCCGGATATCGTTTCAGATGCTTCCTTTGCCGTTGTGCCGGTAATCCCCATCTCCGTCTGAATGACATGGATAGCGTCTACGACATCCGCATAACTGCTGATGTCGTAGTGAATGCCTGAAATGGCCTCCGCGTCTTCAAGCAGGCGCTGCATTTCTTCTTTGGTCCCGCCATAGCCCAGTTTTAAATTATCAAGGAGTTGATACTGGCCCCTTGCAAAAGACTGATACGCATTTTGGATGCTTTGCATGTCGGAGCCCATTTTATTTGCATTGTCCGACATGTCTCTGATCGCTTGGTCCGCCTTTTTCGCGGCTTCTTCAGTATCGCCTCCAAGAGACTGCAGCAATGATGCCGAGAAGCTGGTTACTGTCTCCATGTACTCGTTGGCAGATAGCCCAGCAGTCCGGAATGCGTTATTCGCATAGTTTTTGACTACATTAGCACTGCCTTTGAAGAGTGTCTCCACGCCGCCAACGAGCTGCTCATAGTTGGCATATTCGCTTACAACGGTTTTGAGGCCGTCAAAGATTGCCTTGCCTGCTGCGACAACTGCACCGCCAGCAATCGCTGTTTTAAGACCACTCGCAATATTTAAGCCGGCTGTCTTGCCAGCTTCCGTGCTTTCTCCACCGATCAGTTTTGTAATTGACCCTGCTATGCCTTCGGCAGACGGTATGATCTGCACATATGCTTTTCCAAGATCCGGCATTTAATTCGCCTCCTCCGTCAGCCGTTTCCATTCTCGCAAGAAGTCCTCTCCAGATCGGAACCCGCGGAGGCCTTCATTCTCTTCTTTTTTGGTTTCCCCGCTGAACACGTCCAGGAGCATCCGCGGCATGTTTCGTCCCTTTTGTCCGTCTTTTGTTTTCCACCAACGGAGGATGCGGAGTGAGTCTGCAATATCGCACATGGTGAAGAGCTCCGGCGATAGCCGGAGCCCTGATAATTTCACCATGATACGACTGTCGCTCCGCAGTCCGGCCGCCAGGACGGCAACGTATTCGCACGGATGCTGGTACAGATCATAGATGTGGTACGTTTCCGCAAAGTCGCAGATCAGTGCGTCCTCATCCAGATCAATCATTTCAGCGAGGGTCAGGAGTTTTTTATCTTCTTATTCTTCTCTCCCGCCTGGGCGAGAATTTCCCCGATCTCACCGAAAACGTCGGAGACGGGGATCCGACCGTCTTTGTCCGCCAGGTGGAGCAGGAATCTGTTTTCCTCCTCCTCGTTGCAAAACACGATTGATACCATATCGAGCATTGCCTGGTTCGACACGTCCGGGTCATCTGATTTCAGCGCCTGACGAGCCTTAATAAAACGATAATCCTGTGTGATCCCGCTGGGGATCTCACACTCAAACCCAGATCCTGTGCGTACTTTCATGCGGATATCCTCCTATCAGGTTCCTGTTCCGGCTGCCTTGATGTACTCGTAATGCGTCACGCCGTCCTTTGCCATGGCTGTCAGCGTAATCTGATAGCCGACGGCGTCGGTGTCGGAGTAGGTGATTTCACCGAGTTCAGTAATTTTGGCATCGGGAAGCACGATCCTCTTTGTAGCGTTTCCGCGGGTGATCATATCGAAAACCCATACATACTCGGTGGGCTCGTCTGCCTTGGAACTCACGGAAATCCCCGTTGCCAGGTCTCCGGAGACGTTGGCCTCGCCGTAGATGGTTTTCAGCACATCGGCGTTGAGCGCCTCCAGCAGAGTAAAGCCGAAAGTGTCTTCCTTCTCGCTCTGGAAGGTCAGCACGGTATCGCCGCCCCAGGCCTTGAGACTGTCGCTGGTGCCGTTGTTGTTGTTTGTCAAACCATCCTGGGTGCAGTAGCCGAGCGCAACAAACGCACTGGCCAGCGCAGCGGTCGAATTAGTGGGCAAAGTGGTTCCAAGCGGCGCACGATAAACCGCACCACCGGATGCCGGCTTTGCCGCAGTTACATTTGTAGCAGTCTGTGCCATGTGGTTTCCTCCTTAATAGTGTTTGATGTCATATACCGCCTGGTAGCGGTATTTTTTGTTGCTTGTGTCCGTGTAGTTGTAGTCGCTGTTGAGCCGGACGCTGCAGATCTCCGCAGGTGTCTGGCCATAAAGCATATAGCCCTTGACCTCTTCATTCAGCGTTGCCGCTTCATACAGGCTCCCTGCATAAGACTGAGCCGCAATGGTGGATTCAAAGATGTGGTTTTCCATGCCTCCGCCTGTCTTTTCAAGCACAATGAATTTCTCCGGCATATCTGCAGGGATCTCCATATACACCGGGACTGTGAGGCAGGATTCCAGATAATTGGTCAAAGTTTCCTCAATCATTTGCCGCTCACCGCCTTCAGAAGTGTATTGTGCTTGAGGTTTGAGTAATAGGCATGTGCAGAGGCCGCCCGGACTGTGGCCACCGCTCTGGTGCCCTTGATCTCCGTGACGGCCTCGTATTCATCTGATCCCGCTCCGCCGGCAGTGCATCTTCTCTGCACTTGTCCGGCATAATCGCTCAGGATCTGCTGCATCTCCGAACCTTTAAGCAACTCGGCCACTCCGGCGCGGTTCAGCTCGAACCTTACTTTCTTAGCCAATTTTCTCCACCGCCACTTTCTTGTTCCAGCGGAGCGGCACGTTGGCCTCGATGTACTCCGTCACAGGGCCGAAGGACTGGAAGGTCTGATCAAAGAACTTGATCGTTTTGTTCTCCCAATCATTCGTGTCCCCCTTCGGGATGCACAGCTCATACACGGACCTTTTTCCATACAGCTGGATCTCGCTGACGATCTCCTCGGAGGCCGTAGGCGTCACCAGGACGCCGTTTACAGGGATCTCCGTCTCTGTATATACCGGAGCGTTAAATCCGTCTTCTCCGCTCTGCACGCGTGCACAGAGCGTCACTGTGATACCTTGGATCATTGGGCCACCATCCCCTCAAGCGGGTTGCTGGCGCCAATCTTGTTTGACGCGCCAAGCATGACCTTGTCAGCCTTGCCAAGGTATAGCTCTCCGCTGACGCCGGTACCCATGGTCCAGCTCTGTGTGTAGCTTCCGGCAGTCATAGACCCCTGTGTTGCTCCCACCGGTACACCGTACCCGCTTCCGTCTCCCATTGCACGGATCACCATCCGGCATGAGACCGCGATCTTCGCTTCATCAGGGGCCGATTTGTTGCATCGGTCGATCAGGATCGCCGCGTCATCCAGCAGCGTGGCAATCACGTGCTCTTCTTCCGGCGTGAATGTCCTTGTAGTTCTGTACTTCACGTCTGCGACGGTTGCATAAGCCACGGTCCCCGCCCCCTTATTTTTTAGGTTTCGTCTGTTTTTTCACCGGCTCGGCGGCAGGCTTATGGCCTGCCGCCTTGTATTCTTCTACACGGGACTCATGAACCCACATGATGCTGCCGGTTATTTTATTCACGAACTTAACCATATCAGGCGGTGGGGACTTCGCCGGTCAGCAGATTGAACACGGAGGTGTCAGCCCGGAATCCGACCTCAATTTCAGCCCGGACAGCCACCATGTTCTGCTGCCACAGGTTGATGTTGGCTGCAGAGGTGCCGGAGCCTACGGTCACGGTCGCGTTGTTGGTGATATCCACCTTAACGCCTTCCACGGTGCCAAACAGGGCCTGAGACCAGTCACCGGCAATGCCTACTACGGCAGGCGTACCGGAAGTTCCGGCTGTGCCGGCCTTGTAGATGCCCTTGTTCATGTAGGTGGGAACGCCGAGGATCATCGGGATCGCGCCCTGGGCGACGCTGTTCACGAACAGAGGACGGCCGGTGGAGTCGCAGGCAGACAGCAGGATGCCGCGAGCCTGGGGGCTCAGAGCGAAGCCGGACAGAATGCCGCCATGGGTGGCAATGTCGGTGTCTGCCGCCACCAGACCGTCATAGGTGGACGCGTCGGAGGTGGCAATCAGGCTCTGCGCGGTGCAGAGCGCGAAGTTGTCAAAGTTCTCTCCGGGCTTCTCGGTGGCACCGAGGACGGTGCTGTCGAAGCACTTGGAAAGCGCGGCGGGGATCCTGGCAATGAGGGCATCATACAGTGCCTTCATGTCCCGGGTGAACTCATCGGAGAAGGTCTCGATGACGGCGATCTTATACGCCTGCATGACCTTGGTGTTGAGTTCAGGATTGGAAACAGGCTTCACGCCGGTTTCGGCTACCCACTGTGCGGTGGGATCCCCGGTAATCATGGGGATGGTAAGGCCGCGTCCGGGAAGGGTCACGCGGCGAGCCAGCTGCATGATTGCGCTGGCCTCCTGAGTCTTCTGGAGGATCTCGCTGCTCACTTCGGTGGGCAGGGAAATCGCGGTACGGTTGATCTGAGTGCCACTGGGCATAGGTATTTCTCCCTTCTTTAAGATTGATTGAGTGCGGCACTTGCCCACTGCGCGAACTGCTCCCGCGTAGTTCCTCCGGTCGGGGATGTCTGTTCCCCGCCATCATTTGTCGCCGGATACTTCGGCTGGGCTCCATGCCATTTAAGGATCGCGTCCGCCTGGGCCCGGGCAGCTTCTTCCGTGTCGGCAGTGATCAGCTCCGCCGGCACGCCCGTGTCCTTCGAGACGGACTGCCGCATTTCGCGCAGTGCGTTTGCGGCTTTCAGGCTGGTCAGCTCCGTCTGGAGCGTTTCAGCCAGGGTTCTCGCTTCGGAAAGCTGACCTGCCGCCGATTCCAGTTCCGCCACCCTTGCCTGGGCGGCGTCAAACTGTGTCTGCAGTTCTGTCAGGTTTTCCTTCGCGCTGTTGATGTCTGTTCCGTTGAGGTTCAGGATCGCGTCGACCTGTTCTTTCGTGGCCTCCGGGAACAGCTGTGTGATGTCGCTTCGCTTCATGTCGTTCCTTTCTCCGCTGCGCTTTGTTCACGCGGGTTGCGTCCGCTGCGGCTGATAGTTTTACGACGTTCCGGTCAAAAATTGTATGAAAAAAGCACGGTGCCCCGTGCTTAGATCATCTGTTTTTCAGTTTTTTTTGCAGAGAATCTACCAAATCCAGATCCGGAAAAAACTGTGCCCTGTTGTTCTGGATCCTGCGCTGCTTGTTGATCATCGTTCCACCGATCAGGAAGTCTACATGGTCAACGATGTTTGGGTAGATGTTCGTCACCCACAGCTTCGCATATCGTTCCATGATGAAGTGCCGGAAGAACCAGTCGTCGTGTTTCCTGTCTACGAGCTGCGGTGCAAATTCTGTCCGGTGCATTGCGTCGGCAAAAAACCAGTCTGCGCATTCTCCGGCCAGTTCGTTTGGGATCCGGATGCACTGGAACGAGTACCACATGAAGCAAGCGGGTACTCTCCCCTTCTGCTCCATGTTCGGTCCGAAGTTCCGGCAGCCGAATCCGCACACGATTCCATCATTGTTCTCCCATGTCTTCTCTGCGAAGTCTCTGGAGATGATCACATCGTCCTGCAGGTGCCATGTGCCGCCGTCTTTATTGCCGCAGGCCTTGAAAGATTCCATACAGGAGAATAGATTCCCCATGCTTTCTGTATCGTTCCAAACGGTGATCTCGTCTTCTGAGATGCCCTGTGCCCGCATAGACGGGATTAGGAACTCCTCCACATACCACATCCGCTGCGGGCATGCGTGGATCATGTATTCCATATTGCCTCCTTCCGGACATAGAAAAACCACCATGCCGAAGCGTGGTGGTTTCATCATTTAATATGTTTTCCTTGCCTGTAGGCTTCTTTTGCCTGGTTAAGCGACATTTTGTTCGCGCAGCCCTCCCAATCCGGCTTCATTAGCTGAACTCTGTCATTTTGCCATTCACAAACCGGGCAGATTTCCAAATTTCCCAAATCTGACTGTCCGCAGACAGGGCATTTATTTGTTTCGCTCATGCTCGACATCCCAGTACTCCTTTCCGTGTATTGGTCTGAAGAATGTTCTGATGTTTCTATCCTCAGTCGTAGCGACAAATTCATTTCCGCTGAAATAATATCTCGATATACTGCCATCTGAGCGGGTTACCTCTTCCAAAACTCCAGGCTCAAGTGGCATTGAAAGCAATTCACGTGCACGTGTAAGATACTGCTCTTGTGTCCAGTCCGGAAATTCGTCCTTGTGTTTATCCCAGTGCCATTCAAAAGGCTTTTCTCCGGCAAACACAGCCTCGCTTGGCTTTATTTTACCACTCCCGCCGGCTTTTGGCAATCTGATTTTCTTCTCACCAGCAGTCTCCAGCGCACGCTTCCTTGCGTCGATCTCCCGCCGCATGGAGTTGATTTTCTCCTGTGGTGTGTCCCCTTCGGCGTTCTCGTACATCTCGTAATACCGGTCCGGGTCATAGCCCTCCACCGTACTGTAGTTGTCGAACCGGACGCAGTACTCACAGTCGCAGTTTTGGTGTATGTGCGGCGCATGACCGTTCTTCATGGACTTGGCGCTGATGTACTGCCAGCCCCGTGACGCCAGCGTCAGACAGAAGGCACAAGTGTCGCCCGCCGGGATCCACGCGAACTGGGCATGATCCCTCTGGGCGTTCTTTAGTGTGGTGTCCGCGCCCACTTGTTTCACCAGCCGTCCAACGGTGCTGCTGATCTGCTGCTCACTGATCTTGGCAGTTCCGTACACTGCCTTTGCGGTCTCCTCGAAGGTGGCCGTCTCCGCCGGGATTGCCGCCTCGACGGTTTTCCCGGATGCCGCTGCCACCGCGTCATAGAACTCACAGGCCAGTTCGCCGGCCGCCTCCCCGTATTTGGTCACCAGCGCGAACGCCGCCCGGACCGCCTCCTCCTCGTGTCCCGAGAAGCCGCCCAGCAGGGAGATGGCCCGATCCATCTCCCGGGCCGCCGTGCCATTGACCCGGCTCAGCGCGTCACGATACTGTATCCACAGTTTCTCCGGTATTTGCATTTGCCAGTTCCTCCAGTATGCTCATGCCCCGGCTCCTGGTCTCCTGTGCCTTGATCCTCCGGATATCAGCCTGGTCGAATCCTACCATCTCCAGATACACGTCCGTGTTGCCGAATCCTTGTCTGGAGGATGCGATCTTCACCGCCGCATCGGCGGTGGATGCAACAGATGGCATACTCGGGTTCTTGAAGTGGGCCACGACGGCCTTTTCCTCGTCTGTCAGCTGGTCCATCGTCACATTCCGGGCAATTGCCTGTGCCATCAGCGCTATGGTGTGCAGGCTGTCTCCATTCCCAGCGTTCAGCTGCTCCGCCATCAGGATCAGCGTCTGGTTCTGCGCCTGGATTGCATCGGAGCTGGTAGGGTTGGCATCGTTGATAACGCCCACGTCCACCGAGGACAGGCCCGTAGCAGCGCTGAACTGGGTGGCCAGCATCCGGAGCATCTGCACATGTGGCTCGATGGTGCCCTGGCTGAGCTGCCCGAACTCCGGGTTCTCTCCGGTCTCCGGGTTGCTTGTGGAGGCCATAATGGAGCCCACATAGTTCCGGAACTGCTGAGATATCACCGCATCATACTGGTCGTCCGTCAGGCCCAGCAGGTACTTCTGTGGACTCGTGGCGAATTCCAGGCCGATTGTGGCATTGGCCACTGTGCGGACATATCCCTGGATCAGCCGCCGGATTGGCTCTTTGATGCGGGAACGTCCGAAGGGTTTCTTTGTGGTGGCGTTCCAGATCAGCGGTTCCATCAGCGGCCGGCCCATCTTGTGCGGATATTTCGCCGAGCTCCACTCGCTGTCGTTACGCCCCCGCCGGATCATCCACAGTGCGTCGTCCGTGTAGAAGTAGATCAGCGCCGGCTTGCGCTCGCCGTTGATCGGGTCCTCCGTACAGTCGATGATGGCAAAGCCTGCGCCGATTCGCCCCTTCGTCCCGCTCCATTCCGCTGCGGCGTTCTCCGGGCTGTGGAAGCGGATCCGGCACCCCAGATCCTTATCCGCGGAGAGGGTTGCGAAGGTGCAGCCGTATTTCAGCTCGTCCCGGCAGGCCTTCATGTATTCGCTCATGAGCCGGTTCGCGTTCATGATCCCGTTCATGGTCTCTGTGTCCTCGCCGTTTTTCCCCACGAAACCGTCAAACATGGATCTGGACGCCAGGACGTCCACGCATTTCTCGCCCCATGAACATCCGATCTCCAGTCCTCGCATCCCCTTCGGAAGCGCCAGGCCAAGGTTGACCTCGTTCAGGGAGATATGTCCCTCATAGTACCGCCTTTTGATGGCGTTTGCCGCCTGGTGCTGATTGAAAATATCAATCAGCCTGGTCATCGTCTGTTTTTCTTCCTCCGGCAGCGCCAGCGCCATGCTTTTTGTCAGTTGCAAATCAGCACCCCACTCTCATTTTCCTTGCCGGGTCCCTCTTTGAATTCCGGCATCCCCACAGAGCCAGCGCAGCTGCTTCGATGGGCGTGGAATCGTCCCCGCCGAAGCCCCAGCCTCCGCTTATGGCTCTTTTTGTTGAACTCAGCGCCGAATCTCTCAGCGCGTCCTGTTCTCTGTACCATGTCACCGTCTGTTCCGACAGCTCATTGGTAAGGAGACTCGCCGCAGCGATCACATCAGCCACTTTCGGGCGGATCACGCTGTTTTTGAACCTCCACGTGTCTTTGATTTTGTCGATCAGCAGGTCGACACCGTTCTTGCCGTCGATCACCACGCAGCAGGCTTTGTCGCTGCGCTCCTGGAGCCAATCTGCAAGCCACTGAATTCCAATGCCTGTCGGTTTCCTTTCGATCAGCGAGATACGCGCTTTCCCGTCCTTCGGGCATACCGCTCCGCAGAGGCACACTTCCGCGCCGTCGGCGCTGAATTTGACACCATACGCTGTTTTTCCTTCCGGCTTCGGCGCCGATGATTCACAGGCATTCCACGCCTCTGGGTTGACGGCCATGGCGGCGCTTTCGCTGATTACAGGCATCCACCAGCCCAGCCGCTCCCGGGCAAATCCGTCCGCGCTCATGGACCGCTGTTCCTCTGCTGTGAAATCCTCCGTCAGTCGGATGCCCAGTGCTGGATTTGTCTCATACCACAGGCGTTTGTCCTCGGTATTGATGTCGCTGATACTGTTTGCCTCCACGCTCCATTCGTGCCAGGCGTCGTGAGCGCCCGGCTCCGTCAGGCATACGGTTCTCCTGCGCCGGAACACGTCCCCCGGGCAGCCCGGATATGGAGGCGTCCCGGTGTATATGATCTGCCTGGTTCCCGTGGCCGAGGCCGACAGCGTGGCCATGATGGCCTCCACCTGATCGTCTGTCAGTTCCTGGGCCTCGTCAAATACCACCAGGGAGATCCCGTCGAATCCGCGGGCCGCCTGGCGGCTTCTGGCCGAGAATTCGATGGTGCCGCCGTTCCAGAGCTCAATGCACTCCTCACCGTTGGTGTAGCGGATCTTTTTCACCAGCCCCATAACCTCCGGATACCGTTTGTTGGTGAACATGGCTGCCAGTCGACGGAAGCTCTTCTTTGAGGTCCGTACCTGGTGCGCCGTGTGCAGGATTTTCTCCCCGCTCACCACCAGGCCGTGGAACTCCCGCCCTTCCAGGCACACGTTTTTCCCGTTCTGCCTCGGAAGCGCAAGCCCGGCGGAAGTAACGTTGTATTCGCCGAAATTATCCCGG